ATGAGCGAAGCCGGCGACGGCGCCAACGACGCGCGCCGCAAACATGGAGCACCGAAGAACTGGCGTGAGGTCTTCCTCTGCACGCTGGCGGAAACCTCCCGCGTGGAGACCGCCGCGAAGGAAGCGCGGGTCCGACTTAGCTGGGCTCACAAGATCCGCCGCGAGGACCCCGAGTTCGCACGCGGCTGGCAGGACGCACTGTGCGAGGGTTACGACAGCCTGGAGATGGACCTCCTCTACCGGTTGCGCAGCGGCCGGATCGAGGAAGTGGACGAGGACGGCACCAAGCGGAAGTTCGACATCGCCACCGGGTTCAAGATCCTGGCGGCCCATCGCGAACAGCTGGCCAAGTCAACCCGGCAGGAAGACCCGCAGGATGAAAGGGCCCTTATCGATTCGATCAACAAGAAGATCGAAACGATGCGCGCCCGGGAGAAGGAGGTCACCTCCATGCTCGCCCGGGATGGCGTGATGCAGCCTCGAGTGCCCAATGGCACCAGATGACAAATCCCGCTGGCTCGTCACATTGCCGCCCGAACATCGGGACGCCTTCCTCTCCACTCTCAGCCAGAGCGAACGGGCCGAATTACAGCATCTTTGGGAACTTTGGGGGCGCTCCGAGCAGCGGGCGCCTGTCGGTGACTGGCGGCTGTGGCTGATCCTGGCCGGCCGCGGCTTCGGCAAGACTCGCGCGGGGGCGGAATGGATCCGCGAGGTCGCCCGGGACAATCCCACGGCGCGCATTGCACTCGTGGGTGCTTCCCTGCCGGAAGCACGGGCAGTGATGGTGGAGGGGGAGAGCGGCATCATCGCCTCCTCTCCTCCCTATCGCCGGCCGCGCTTCGAAGCGTCGCTGCGAAGGATTTCCTGGGACAATGGCGCCCAAGCCTTCATCTATTCGGCGGCCGAGCCGGAAAGCCTCCGCGGGCCGCAGCACAGCCACGCCTGGTGCGACGAGGTCGCCAAATGGGAGAATGCCGGCGAGCGTGCCATTCAGGCATGGGATAATCTGCAGATGGGCCTGCGCCTCGGCGAGCAGCCGCAGATACTCGCCACGACCACTCCGCGCGCCGTTCCGCTGCTGCGGCGGTTGTTGGCGAGTGAGAACGACGAGGACGTGGTGATCACGCGGGGCAGCACTTATTCCAATGCGCTGAACCTGCCCAAGGCCTTCATTAGCGCAATGAAGAAGCAGTTCGGCGATACGACTCTTGGACGGCAGGAGCTGAACGGCGAGATGCTGGACGAGGTTGAAGGCGCGCTGTGGACCCGCGGCTTGCTGGAGAAGCGACGCGAGGCTTTCACCACCGAACCGATGGCTCGTGTGGTGGTGGGGGTGGACCCCCCAGCGTCCGCGAGGGGCGACGAGTGCGGGATCATCGTCGCGGGAATCACTCAAAGCGGCACGGGGGTGGTGCTCGCCGACGCCAGTGTTGCCAAGGCCAGTCCAGAGCGCTGGGCCAATGCCGTGGCGGCTGCCGCGCAAGCCTGGAAAGCCGAGCGCGTGATTGCAGAGGCGAACCAGGGAGGTTCGATGGTGGAGAGCGTTCTCCGAGCCGCCGACTTCCACATGCCGATCCGGCTGGTCCATGCGAGCCGCGGCAAATCCGCCCGCGCCGAGCCGATCGCCGCACTATACGAGGCCGGAAGAGTGCATCACGTTGGCGTGTTCGCAAAGCTGGAGGACCAGCTTTGCGGCCTCATGGCTGGCGGTGCCTACGAAGGGCCCGGACGCAGCCCGGACCGAGCCGACGCGATGGTTTGGGCCTTGAGCGAATTGATGCTGAGCACTCGCGGGCAGGCCCGCGTCAGGCAGTTCTGAAGCCCCTGATCGCCCGCCAGCGACGCCGCCAAGGCGTTCGACGAGGCACGCTCGCCGACCACCGGAACGACGCACAACAAGGAAACGAGCATGTCCTTCCTCGACAGCTTGCGCACCGCCCTCAAGGGCGGCGGCGGAGCACGCGTGCCATTGGCGCGCAACTACATCTCGCCCTGGTCGATCGCGTTCGAGACGTGGGGGAATCAGGTGCCGTACGAGTATCGCCGGGCCGTAAGGGAGGCATTCCTCCTGAACCCCGTCGCGCAACGAGCGGTTCGGATTGTGGCCGAAGGAGTCGGCAGCGCGCCGATCGCGGTCAATGACGAGGAGCTAAGGCGCCTGCTCGCCACAACGTCCGCCGGGCAGTCCCTGCTTGAAACACTGGCGGCGCAGGTCCTGCTTCACGGCAACGGTTATGTGCAGATCATCCGCGATGGCGACGGCAGGCCCCTCGAGCTGTTCGCGCTCCGCCCGGAACGCGTTTCCATTGTCCAGGGCGAAGACGGCTGGCCGCGGGCCTACCAGTACAAGGTCGGGGATTCGACGCTAACGCTTCCGGTCGAGGACGAGGATGGCTGGCCGACCGTCATCCACCTCAAGTCCTTCCATCCGACCGACGACCATTTCGGTGCAGGCTGCCTCTCCGCGGCGGAGCCGGCAGTGCGTATCCACAACGCAGCGTCGACCTGGAACCTGGCACTGCTGGAGAATGCGGCGCGGCCCTCCGGTGCGCTGGTCTATGATCCGGGCGAGGCCAGCGGCCTTACCGCCGACCAGTTCGACCGATTGAAGGCCGAGCTGGAACAGGCGTTCTCCGGCGCCGCCAATGCCGGCCGGCCGATGCTGCTTGAAGGCGGCCTGAAATGGCAGAGCCTCTCATTGAGCCCGGCGGACATGGACTTCGCCGAACTCAAGGCTGCGGCTGCTCGGGATATTGCGCTCGCGCTTGGCGTGCCGCCGATGCTCCTCGGGCTTCCGGGCGACAACACCTACGCCAACTACAAGGAGGCCAATCGCGCCCTCTGGCGGCTGACCCTCCTGCCGCTCACCGGCAAGCTCATCAGCGGGCTGCAGCAGGGGCTGAGGCCATGGTTTCCGGCGGCCACGATTTCGGTCGATCTCGATCTCATCCCTGCTCTGGCGCAGGACCGCGAGGCGCTGTGGTCGCAGGTAGCCAGCGCGGACTTCCTCGAAGCGGAAGAGAAGCGAGCGCTGCTCGGCCTTCCGCCCAAGGGAGGCAAAGAATGAACCGAGAGGACATGCTTGCCAAGCTGATCGCCCAGGCGACCACTGAGGGCAGCGACCTGATCACGGTGCGCGCGATCGTGGAGGAGGCCAGTGAACTTGGTGCCAACCGCGTGCTGCTCCGGCTGAATCTCGCCGATGATCGAGCACAGAATGACATCGACGAACTGCGCGACCTGCTGGGTGCCTGGCGAACCGCCAAGACGAGCGCATGGAAAGCGGTGGTGGAATGGGTCGTCAGAGGAACGATGGCGCTGCTGCTGATCGGCATCGCCGTGCGTCTCGGAGTGCCGGAGATGTTTCGATGAGCCTCGCTCCCATCCGCCGCCTGGCTGGCTATGCAGCGCTGTTCAACATCGCTGATGGCGCTCGCGACACCATCCGCCCGGGCGCCTTCACCCGCACCCTTGCTGAGCGCAGCGAGCCGCTGCCGCTCTACTGGCAACATCGACCCTCCCAGCGGATCGGTACGGTCGAAGCCGTCTGCGAGGACAGCCGAGGCCTCCGCGTGATCGCACGGGTCGACAATGTGCACAGCCGCGCGGCGCAGCTGCTGCGCGAGCGCTCCGTCACCGGCCTCAGCTTCGGCTATCGCGCTCGCAGCTACCGCTTGCTGCCTGCAGGTCGGCTGCTGGAAGACATTGACCTGCTGGAAGTCAGCCTGGTCACACATCCGCTTCAGCCGAGAGCGCGGGTGCACCTGCTGCGATGATGATCACGAGCGGGGCGACGGGACTGCCCCGCAAGAGATGTCCGCCATGGCGGGCCTTCCAACCATGGTTTCAACCGGCCGCCACTGAGGCGGCTTTTTTCTTGCCAACGAAAGGTGACTGCTCCGATGCCCAATCAACGTGAAACGGAGGCGCTGTCCGCCTCCTTCGATCTGGTCACCCGCCAGGATGAAGCTGAAGAGAAGATCCAGGGTCTGCGCTACGATGTCGACGAGGTGAAGGCTCGTCTGGAGCGGGTCAGCCGGGCAGCCGGCCGCCCTGCGCTCGGCGCCTGCAGGGCTCCCGAGGTCAAGGGCTTCATCGACGGCTATCTTCGCCAAGGTCGCGAGACCGAGCTCAAGGGAATCGCCGGGGTCATCCCCGCCGATGGCGGTTTCGCTGTGCCGACCGAGATCGATGCGCTGATCAGCCGTCAGCTGCGCGAGATCAGCCCCATCCGCCAACTGGCTCAGGTCGTCAGCGTCGGAACCGCCGGCTATCGCAAGCTGGTCACGACCGGAGGGACGAGCAGCGGCTGGGTCGGCGCGACTTCGCCTCGTCCCGAGACCGACACACCCGAGTTCGCCGAGATCGCTCCCCCGACGGGCGAGCTGTACGCCAATCCGGCAGCAAGTCAGAGCATGCTCGACGACGCGGCCTTCGATCTCGAGAGCTGGCTGGCGAGCGAGATCGCGATGGAGTTTGCACGCGCCGAGGGCTCTGCCTTCGTCAACGGCACGGGCATCAACCAGCCGCTCGGCTTCCTCTCGTCTGGCGTGTCGATGGCAGGGGACTCGGTCCGTCCGTTCGGCACGCTGCAATATATTGGATCGGGAGATGCCGATGGCTTCGACGTCAATCCGGAAGACCGGCTGATCGACCTCGTCCACACGCTGAAGGCCGGGTACCGCCAGGGTGCGGTCTGGGTGATGAACTCCACCACGCTGTCCGAGATGCGCAAGCTGAAGACGGCCGAGGGGGCGTTCCTGTGGCAGGCCGGCCTTGTCGACGGCCAGCCGGATCGCCTGCTCGGTTATCCTGTGGTCGAGACCGAAGACATGCCTGATGTCGGGCCGGGCATGTTCCCGATCGGCTTCGGTAACTTCAAGGCAGGCTATCTGATCGCGGAGCGCAGCGCAACGACCATCCTGCGGGATCCGTTCACGAACAAGCCCTTCGTCCACTTCTACGCGACGAAGCGGGTCGGCGGACAGGTGCTGGATAGCGCGGCCATCAAGCTCCTGCGCATCGAGGCGTAAGGCAGGTCACTGCCACGCCCGAAGGGGTGGCGCCCTATGGCGTCGCCCCCTTGCACGCCCGCGCCGCAATCCGCCTCCCACCGCGGCGCGGGCGTGCCTTTCCACTCTTCCAATTACGGAGACCGCCATGAAGCGGGCAATCGTCGTGCCGGCCATCGTGGCGGGTGCGGCCCTCGACGAGCTCAAGGATTGGCTCGCGATCACCACGCCGCGAGACGACGCGGTGCTCACCTCTCTCCTGCATGGAGCGTTGGACATGTGCGAAGCATTCACGGGGCAGATGCCGCTGGAATCGCTCTGCGAGGAGGTCTTGCCGGCCTCTTCATTCTGGCAGCAGCTGCAGACCAGGCCCGTGCAGGCGGTCGCCGGGCTCGAGGGCCTCCTTCCCGATGGCACACGCTTCTTGGTCGCTCCGAAAGATCACGCGATCGAACTCGATGCGAATGGTGGAGGCAGGGTGCGGCTGCTGCGGCAGATCGGCACCAGCCGCCTCGCGGCTCGCTTCACGGCGGGGATTACGGCGAACTGGGGGACCCTGCCGGATGGTCTGCGGCAGGGAGTCCTCCGGCTGGCCGCGCATCACTACACGCAGCGCGCAGGTGGCGGAAAGGACACAGCGCCGCCTGCGGCCGTTGCTGCCCTCTGGAGCCCCTGGCGCAGGCTGCGGCTCATATGATCACTGCCCGCTCCGTATCGCGCAGCCGCGCGCTGGCCAAGCTCGAGGCAAAGGCCGCGCAACTGGCAGCGGCCTATGCCGAGGAAGAGCTGCGGTCCCGAAGGGCGGATCCGGCTCGCTGGCGCATGGCGCGCCTCCTCTGGCCCCTGATGACCGGAGACAAGTAAATGGAAACGCTGCTGCGCGCCGCGCTCATCGAATGGCTGCGGGCCGATCCTGCCCTGACCAGCGAGCTGAATTCGGTGGCAGAGGAAGCGCCTGTCGCCGTCGCTCCGCCGTGGCTCGGCCTCGTCGCCAGCGCCAGCGTCGACTGGAGCACCAAGACCCGAAAGGGCCGCGAGGTTCGCATCGCGCTAGAGCTGCATGTCCGTGGGGATGACCTCGCCACCGCCGGGCACGTCATCGAGATCATCGAACAGCGCATCGAGGCTTTCCCCCCCACGCGTCCTCAGTTCGACGTAGCGTCCGTGACCTTTCTCCGCGCGCGCGCTGAGCAGCGCTCGGGGAACAGGCGCGCCATGCTGCTCCAATATCGCTTCCGCATCCTGACTCCTGACCTTCCCGAAGAAGGAATTTAGCGATGACAGCCCAGAAGGGTTCTGCCTTCCTCCTCAAGATTGGCGACGGCGGGCAGCCGGCCGCTTACCAGACGGTTGCTGGCCTTCGCACGACGCAGATGTCGATCAACGGTAATACCGTCGTCGTGACGCACAAGGAGTCGGGAGGCTGGCGCGAACTGCTCTCCGGGGCCGGAACGCGCTCCGTCTCCGTCAGCGCAGCCGGCATCTTCCTCGGCAGCGCCGCGGAATCGGCCATCCGGTCGCACGCTCTTGCCGGCACGATCGAAGCTTATGAGCTGTCCTTCGAGGATGGCGAGAAGCTGCGCGGCCGCTTCCTGGTGCAGCGGCTCGACTATGCCGGCGACTTCAACGGGGAGCGTAACTACACGCTGCAGCTGGAAAGCAGCGGACCGGTGCGCCCGGCATGAGCGATCTCGCCAATCCGGTTCGCGGCGAGGCGACGATCATCCTCACCGGTCGTCCGCGTGTCCTCCGCCCGACCTTCGCCGCGCTGGTCGCTGCGGAAGAGGAACTCGGTTCGCTTTTCGCGCTCGTGGAGCGCGCCGGCGAAGGACGGCTGCGGCTGGAGGAACTCGCTGCGCTGTTCTGGCACTGCTTGAGCGACCGGAGCGAAGTGCCGCGCGACGCGGTCGGGGAGGCAATCGTGGCGCAGGGGCTAGCTGCCAGCGCCAAACCGCTGAAGACCCTCCTCTACCAGATCCTGCAGGGGGCGGCATGACCGAGGCCAGCACCTTTGCCGCCGTCGCAGGTCGGCTTGCCGGAATCATCCCGCGCACGCTCGGCTGGCGCCCCCAAGCCTTCTGGGAAGCCACGCCCGCCGAGCTCGCCGCGATCTTCGCAGCGGACGACCAGTCGCCCGGCGAGCCGCTCACACGATCGGAACTGGTCAGCCTGATGGAGCGCGATAGCAATGGATGAGGAACTTGAGACGTTGAGGATCGAGGTGCGTGCCAGCACTTCGGGCTTCCGCTCCGACATCGAAACAATGCGCGGGGCGCTCGACAACAATTTAGTGGACGGCTTCTCAAAGGCCGGCGGCGTGTTCGAGCGCGGGCTGCTTTCCGCCATCCGTCGCGGGAGCCTCGGCTTCGACGATCTCAAGCGCGTGGCACTGCAGAGCATGAACGAAATTGCAGCGCAGGCTGTGCAGGGCGGCATCGGCAGCCTCTTCGATGGCGGCACTTCCGGCGGGACTGGTGGTGGCCTCGGTTCGGTCGTGTCGGGAGCCATCGGCGCACTATTCGGGCTGCCAGGCCGCGCCACCGGTGGTCCGGTCGGGCCGGGGGCCGCCTATCTTGTGGGTGAGAGAGGACCGGAAGTGTTCGTGCCCACCTCCTCCGGCAGGATCGAGAGCGGGAACGGCGGACAGCAGCGCGATGTGAAGGTCTCGATCAATGTCAGCCAGCCGCGTGGCGGTGATGCGCCGATGGCCCTGCGCCGCTCCTCGCGCCAGGTGGCGAGCCAGGTTCGCCGTGCGCTGCAGACGTTTTAGGGAGCAATGCGATGGCATTCTGGCTTGCGCGGGAGCGAGACGGCCAGCAGTCGGACTTTATCCAGCGGTTCGATCCCCGGTTCTGGACGATCGACTTCCCCCGCCCGATGATGGCGTCGGTGGTCACCACCGGCGCGGATTCGCTGAGGGTGGACCTGGAGTTCCACAGCACAAACGAGCTTGCGGGCCTGATCTGGGATAGCACTGACCGCTTCGATCACCCGCTCCTCGCCTACGAGACCGACCTCGACTACGCCCGCACCACGCTCAGCTTCCGCTGGCGCTCGGGCGGCGTCGTTCGGCTCGATCAGTCGCATGGTCCGACGCTGACGATAGAGGGCCGGGACGCGAATGGCGCGAGCCGCAGCTGGTATGTTCGCCTCTGGAACTACGCGAAGGGCACGCCCGATGATGCGGTGATCACGCTGCCCTTTTCGGGGCTGGCCGGCGGATGGCTGCTGGATGAGACCAAGCAGCCGGTGAACCCCCATGCGATCGAGAGGATGTTCATCTCGATCGCTCCGCCAGGGCACGATCCGGCCAATGCAGGTCTTCTACCCGCCCCTGTAGTCGGATGGGTCGAGTTGACCGGAATCACCTGTTCCGGCGATCGGCCGATGCTCACCATCGGTGAAATTCTCCTGCCGCCCCACGACCTTATGATGGCGACAGCTTATGACGACAGCTACAATCTCGCGCCATCGCGACTGCTGCGGGGCCTAAGAGGCCTCGGATATCGCGATGCGATCACTCATTATGTCGGGATGAGCCATTATTACCGGCTCACGCGCGGGGAAAGCGGCACTCTGCAGGCGGGGCGAACAGAGCCGCTGTGCGCGCCGGCCGAGGCTTGGCATCGCAGTTTCTTCACTCAATGCGAGCGCCTCGGCTATCGGGCGATCATCTCGCTCTCGTACGAGTTGTTCGCCGAACACTGCCCGCCGCAGTGGCAGCAGCGCTTCTCCGACGGCTCGCCTGCGCTGACGGGCTGGGTGCCCCCTTCTGCTCTGCTGTCCCCGGCGAACGCGACGGCGATGAGCTTCCTGCAGGCGGTCGCCGCACGTTTCGTTCGACTGGCGATGGATGCTGGCCTGCCGATCGCCTTCCAGGTGGGTGAGCCATGGTGGTGGGCGCTGCCCGACGGGCGCATCGCGCTCTACGACGACGCTGCGCGCGCCGCATTCGGGGGCAATCCGCCGATCATCAAGGACCTTCGGGAGCCGCTTTCCGACGAGCAGACGGCTTTGCTCGATCGGGCCGGCGAGATGCTGGCAGCCTCCACCGGCGCGGTGCGAGACCGAGTCGTTCAAGAGGCCGGCGGCGAGGCGGAAACCATGCTGCTGCTGTTCACGCCGACTTTTCTCGACGCCAGGATGCCGGAGGTGCGCCGCGCGAACCTCCCGCGCGGCTGGGCCTGGCCTGCCTATCAGCGGCTTCAGCTGGAGGATTACGACTGGCTGACGGACGGCAACCAGGGCGATCGCTATCAGGCCTACGAAGCGGTCCAGCAACGGCTCGGCTATCCGCTTGAGCGGCAGGACTATCTGGCTGGTTTCGTGCTCAAGCGTGAAGATGCCGATCTTTACTGGCGGCGGATCGACGTGGGGATCGACGAGGCGGCGAAACGCGGCGTGGCTCGCCGCTTCGTCTGGGCGCTGCCTCTGGTCAATCGCGACGGATACACCCGGCTGCCCGCTTCCGAGGACGACCAGATGCAAGCATTCGACGACGTACTCTATCCTCTGGCGCTCGGCCGGGACGCCGGCGTGTCGGCTGAGTTCTCCACCTCGATCTCGCTCACCGCATCGGGTTACGAGCGGCGCGCGAGCCACTGGACGGATGCGCGCCTGCACTTCGACGTCGGCCCCGGCCTGCGCTCCGAGGAGGAACTGGGGACGCTGATCGCCTTCTTCCGTGCCCGGCGCGGCGCGGCGCGCGGCTTCAAACTGCGCGACCCTTTCGACTACAGCTCGCGCGGGATGACCGGACAGCCGGAGCCGCTCGATCAGCTGCTGGGCATCGGCGATGGGAACACGGCGCGCTTTCGCCTCTGCAAGCATTATTCCGGGCCCGAGCCGCAGGTGCGCTTCATCACCCGGCCGCGTGCGGAGAGCGTGGTGGCCAGTGTCGGAGGCGCGGTGACCCATCAATGGGCGCTCGAACAGGGGGGATGGATCGTCTTCTCCAAGGCACCCCCGGCAGGCGCGGAAGTGCGGGCGGGCTTCTACTTCGATGTACCGGTCCGGTTCGCGACCGATCGGCTCGACATCACCGGCGCGGCCTTCGCGGCAGGCGAGGCGCCGTCGGTGTCGCTGATCGAGGTTCGGGAAGCGGCATGAGCAAGGTCTTTTTCCAGCGCGAGCTCGAAGGCGTGGCAACCTTCTGGCGCATTCGGCGCCAGGACGGCGTCACGATCGGCCTGACCAGCCACGATGGCAATCTGTGGTTCGACGGCATCCGTCACATGAGCTCGCCCGGGATGCTGCCGAGCGCGATCAGGCGCACGGCGGACCTGTCATCGGACAGCGCTGAAGTGCAGGGAGCACTCACGCATGATAGCATTGCGGCTGCTGATCTCGAGGCGGGTCGATTCGACGGCGCAACGGTCGAGATCGGCCTGGTCGACTGGGAGACGCTCGGCAGCGCAATCCTTTACCGCGGGATCATCGGCGGCGTCGCGGAGGAGGCGGGCGGCTACCAGGCGGATCTACAATCCGTAAAGGCGGCGCTGGAGACTGATCCGGTTCCACGGACGAGCCCCACATGCCGGGCCAAGTTCTGCGGCCCCGGCTGCACGCTGAACCCCGTCCGCTTCACGCACGAGGCGCAGTCGTCCGGGGTCGACCTCGCGAACAACGCAATCACCTTTGCCGCCGCACCGGACGCGGAGCTGTTCGAAAGCGGGAGCCTGCGCTGGGTCGATGGACCTCATGCAGGACAGGCGATGGAGATCATGAGCGCGGAGGATGGATGGCTCATCCTCGACGCCGTGCTCGACCCGCGCCTGCCGGTCGGGACACGGGCTCTGCTGCGGGAAGGGTGCGACCATACGCTGACCACCTGCACCGAGCGGTTCCACAATGCGGTTAATTTCCGAGGCGAGCCCTTCCTCCCCGGCAACGACCTGCTCACTCGCTATCCGCAGGGCGGCTGATGGACGCGCGCGCCGCCATGGCTGCGGCCGCCATGGAACTGATTGGGGCGCCGTTCCGCCTTCATGGGCGTGACCGGCTTCATGGCCTGGACTGTGTGGGTGTGCTCGTCGTTGCACTGGCGGCCGCCGGCCGGACACCCCGACTGCCGCGAGAGTACACCCTCCGCCGGACCGGCATTCAGGATTTCGTGACTGCGGCGGCGGAGATCGGGCTGGTGCCGGCAGGCGACGATCTGGCCGAAGGCGATCTCCTGGTGGCCAGGCCGGGAGCAGCTCAGTTCCATGCAGGGGTCTGCGGGTTTGGCGATACCGTCGTTCATGCTCATGCTGGCCTCGGCCGCGTGGTGCTGAGCCCTGCGCCGCTGCCTTGGCCGCTGGAGCATCATTGGCGCCTCTCTTCATCATAGGTCGGGTACATGGCAACGCTTGTTTTCACCGCTTTGGGCACAGCGCTGGGCGGGCCACTGGGTGGCGCGCTGGGCTCGCTAATCGGCAACCAGCTCGATCAGACGATCACCGGCTCCTCGTCGCAACAGGGTCCGCGCCTCAAGGAGCTCGCGGTCACCACCTCCAGCTATGGCACCACCGTGCCGCGGCATTACGGCACGATGCGGTCCGCTGGCAGCATCATCTGGTCGACGGATTTGGTCGAGACGACTGAGAAGGGGAAGGGCGGAAAGGGCCAGCCGGCTACCACCACCTACAGCTACTCGGTATCCTTCGCCGTGGCCCTGGCCAGCCGACCCATCGCGCGCCTCGGCCGCGTTTGGGCAGACGGCAATCTCATGGTCGGGGCTGCTGGCGATCTCAAGGTCGGGGGCGAGCTGCGCGTCTACACCGGGCATGGCGACCAGCCGCCCGATCCCGTCATCGCGGCCGAAAAAGGCGCGAGCTCCCCCGCGTTCCGCGATTTCGCCTACTGCGTGTTCGAAAACCTGCAAGTGTCGGAATTCGGCAACCGTATTCCGGCGCTCACCTTCGAGATCATCGCCGATGACGGTGAAGTGAGCCTCACCAGCATGATCGAGCAGGTGAGCGAGTCGGTGGAGGCCACCCGTCCGCTCGAGTCGTTGACCGGCTTCAGCAATGACGGTGGGCCGCTGTCCCAGACGCTAGCCACGATCGACCAGGTCTACCCGCTTGCCCTCAACGCTGCCGGCAAGCGCCTGGCGATCTACGCTGCCGATGATCCGCCTGTCGATCCCCCGATGCTGCCGGAGCCTGCTGTCGATCCGGAGGGCGAGAATTTCGCCGCCGCCACCGGAGCGACCCGCCGGCGCCAGCCCGACATGCAGGATATCCCCGAGGGCCTGCGCTATTACGATATCGCGCGCGATTACCAGGCGGGGATGCAGCGGCCACAGGGTCGCGCCCGTCCCGGCCGCCAGCGCATTATCGAATTTCCAGGCGCGCTCGAAGCGACGGCCGCACGCAAGCTCGTCAGCGCGGCGGCGGAGCGCGCGGGGTGGTCGCGGGAAACGCTGATGTGGCGCATCGCCGAGCTCGATCCGGCGATCGGCCCCGGCTCGGTGGTGCGCGTGCCCGGCTACAGCGGCCTCTGGCGGATTGAGGGCTGGGAATGGCGCGATTGCGGCGTAGAGCTGGATCTAAGCCGCCTTCCGCGAAGCACGAGGCGGCGGATCGTCGCCGACGCCGGCGAAGCGCTGTCCGCGCCCGACGTGATAGCCACGCCGACGCACCTCGTCATTTTCGAGCTCCCCTGGAACGGGATCGGCTCCAGCAACACCCGGCAGGTCTATGCTGCTGCCTCGTCGCAATCGGCCGGATGGAAGGGCGCTGCCCTTTATCGCCAAGAGGCCGGAAACCTCGTCCCCATCGGCAACACCGAACCGCGCCGCAGCATTCTCGGCTCGACCCGAATGGTGCTGCCGCCTTCCCCGGCACTGCTTTTGGAGCGCTTCGCGTCAATCGAGGTGGAGCTCGTCTCCGAGGATTTCGTACTCGTCGACGCTTCACTGGCGAGCCTCGCCAGTGGCGCCAACCGGGCGCTGATCGGGGACGAGATCGTGCAGTTCGCCTCCGCCGCGTATCTGGGAGCGGCGCGGTGGCGACTCACCGGCCTGCTACGCGGGCGCGGCGGGACTGAGGCCGCCGCATTGGCCGGGCATTCGCTGAGCGCGGATTTCGTGCTGCTGGACGACACGCTTGTCGCTCTTGACCCTGAGCAGCTCGGCGGAGCCGGTGCGGTTGGCGTGGCCGCGCTCAGCCTTGCAGACCCGGAGCCGGTCCTGGCGCAGCTGGCCAATCCGGGCCTGAGCCTCAAGCCGCTATCGCCCGTCCATCCGCGCGCAACCCGCTCGGCTGATGGCAGGCTGGTGCTGGAATGGACGCGGCGTGCCCGCGGGGCGTGGACGTGGGAGGATCAGCTATCCACGCCGCTGATCGAGCCGACCGAAAGCTATCTGGTGGGGCTGGGCGCGGTCGATCAGCCGACAATGCGCTGGGAAGTCGGTCAGCCGCGGCTCGACCTCGCGCCCGACCAGCGGGCCAGCCTTGCCGCTGCACATGCCGGCCAGCCGCTGTGGGTGCGGCAGGTCGGGCTGCACGGCCTCTCCGACCCGCTCCTCCTGACCATCCTCGCCTGAAGCTGCCTGCCAAGGAACCCTCATGTCCGATCCTCTCGAATTCCCCTCAAGAAGCCCGCGCTTCGCGCTTCCGCTGCTCTTCGCCGGTCAGGCGCAAAAGGAGTTCTCCGTCAATGAGGCGCACGCTTTGATCGACGCGCTGCTGCATCCCGCGATCGAGGGGGTCAGCAGCTTCCCACCGGCGGCTCCTCAAGATGGGCAAAGCTGGCTCGTCTGGAGCAATGCCTCGGGTGTATGGGCCGGTCACGAGGGACAGATCGCGTCCTTCCAGAGCGGAACATGGCTGTTCTGTACGCCCCGTGACGGGCTGCGAGTCCTGGATCGATCGAGCATGCAGGACATCTTCTTCCGCAATGGCTGGATCCGCCCCGTGCGACCGGCCGAACCGCAGGGTGGCGCCATCGTCGACACGGAGGCCCGCGCCGCCATCGCGCAGCTGATCGCAGCGCTGGTGGCCGGAGGCATCCTGCCCCCTCGAGGCTGAGCCCTCTCGACGCTGCCCGTGTGAACGGCCAGTGAGCGTTGGTGATGAAGTCGAACATGCTTGCGCCGATCGCGGCCGTTGCTCTCCTCGCCGGCTGCCAGACGATGGACGAGATACCCGGTGGTACGCTCGGACAGGCGACGCTGACGCTCGCCAGCGGCGCTCCTGCAGGCACGGCACGGCTGTTCGGCAGCGGAGCGGAAACCACGCTGTCGATTTCGCTGACCGGCTTGCCCGAAGGCTCGCACGGGGTGCACCTGTACACCATCGGCTCGTGCGAGCCACCGGACTTTAACTCCGCCGGCGCCCATCTCAATCCCGCGCACCGCCAACATGGCTTGCAGAACCCGCAGGGCGCTCACCTCGGCGATCTGCCCAATGCGGTGATCGGCCGGTCAGGGTCAGGCACGGTCAGCGCCCTCCTGCCCGGCGCGCCGCAAGAGGTGATCTCGCGGGTGTTCGACGCGGACGGCACCGCCATTGTCATCCACGCTGATGACGACGATCAGCGCACCGATCCTTCCGGGAACTCCGGCAGCCGAATCGCCTGCGGCGTGATCGTCCGCCGCTGAGCGAGCTTGAACACGGCGATTAGGGTGCCGGCGGAACCGCCGCGTAGCGGGTAGGGTCCACCAGCCCCGCTTCCTCGAACCCCTTCTGCCGCAGCCGGCAGCTGTCACACAGCCCGCAGGCGAGGCCTTCGTCCGTGGGATCGTAGCACGACCAGCTCATTCCCGGATCCAGGCCGAGTCGGTACGCTTCCTGCGCGATGCGCGCCTTGCCCCATTCCTGCAGCGGAGCGTGGATCGTGATGTCGCGCCCCTCCGCACCCTCCTTCGTCGCCACTCGCGCCGTTTCGACGAAGCTGGCGATGAACTCGGGCCGGCAATCCGGATAGCCCGAATAGTCGAGCGCATTGACGCCGATGAAGATGTCGCGCGCTCCCGATGCCTCCGCCCATGCCAATGCGAGCGACAGGAAGATCAGGTTGCGGGCCGGGACGTAGGTCACCGGGATGTCCGCTCCGACCCCCTCCTTCGGAACCGCGATGTCGCCTGTAAGCGCCGATCCTCCGAACTGCCGCAAGTCCAGCGGAATGACCACGTGTCGCAGCGCGCCAAGCTCGCCTGCGATCGTCCTCGCAGCGTCTATTTCGCAACGGTGGCGCTGGTTGTAGTCGATCGTGAGCGCATTCAGCGCGAAGCCCGCCTCGCGCGCGATGCCGGCAGCGACCATCGAATCGAGCCCGCCGGACAACAGGACAACGGCGCTTGGCGAAGGTTCTGTCATCGCGCGGACCTATGCCGCATCGAACGCACGGGCAAGCATCAGCAGGTCCGCTAGCAGCGCCCGCTGCGGCGAGCTTCGGCGTTGATGGAGAAAGGACGGCCGTTCCGGATACCCTCGCTTTGTATCTGGACCAGCTCCGGGCTCTCGCGCCGGATCGTCGTCAGGCCGTAGCCGGTTCCCCGGCAGGTATATTGGACGACAACCTCGTCCGCCGCGTCCTTCAGGACCAAGCGATCGCAGCCCGCCTGGTGATGGCGCAACTGGACGAACTCCGTTCCGTTGCGGACACAGATTCGCTCCTGCGTGGCATCGTCGCGGATGCGCAGGGTCCAGCTTCCTTTGGCAAGCGTACCGAGCATCGCCAGGCTGCCTGGCATGGCAGTGGCCGGAATGGCCGAGATCCCTCCTGCCGCCAGCACGAGCATCAAGCCCGCCAACTTTCGAGAGCGGAAGATCTTTCGCAATCGAGCTCTCCACACATCAAGTCCAAGATTATCACCGCCGGCGTTGCCGGTCATCGTCGCGACACGCAGCGGCTGTCTCAATCCGGGATCGGGAACTCGCGCGAGCAGAAGGCGCAATCCACCAGGATAACGCCATCCTCGTTGCGCATGTCGCGCCGATCCTCCTGCGGAAATTTTGCCAGCACGCTCTCGAAATGCTCGACCGAGCACCGGCAGCCGCGCGAAAGCGGAGCGCCGGGGCTGACTCGCACTTCGCGTTCTTCATGAAACAGGCGCCAGACCAGGTCCTCGAGCGGCAGGTCGCGCTCGACCAGCTCCTCATGCCGCACGCTCTG